GATCAACGGAATATATGGAGCAAATACAGCACCAGCTTCTAAGAACTGACCTCCTCTAAATCCTAATAGGATTGTATTTTCAGTCATGTAAGGGTTCTTATAAACAGTATATCTAGAGTTGATTGTTCCAGCTTTTTGTACACCAAAAGCGTAGCTCATTTTAGCAGCATCACCATCAGAAGTACTAGCAAATCCTGGTATAGATTCGATAATAGTAGCTACTGTAGGAGAACATACTAAGAAATTAGCACCACCTCTAAGAGTTTTCTGGTGAATGATATTACTTAACTTCTGGATTTTAGTTCCTAATGTTTGGAACCATTGTCCTTGAGAGTTAAAGAATCCTAAGTCAGTGGTTACAACACCTGTTGCACCAACTGCTAAGTTATTCTGAGCACTCCACCACTCTGTACCAGCTGCAGCTGATTCGATCAACATATCAAGAATTTCTAAGTCAATTTCTAATGAAATGTACTCACTCATGATTGAAGTTAATTCAGCTTCTGCATCTAGAGAATGGTAAGCGTTAAGATCTTGAGCGAACTCAGGAGTCCAAACTGCTCTTAATTTTCTAGTTTTAGCAACGATAGCCTCTGATTGCATCTGAATGTTAATCTGAGGTATAGTGATTGGGTTATTATCTCCGTTTAAGTTAGTGTTACCATCTTCAAAATCACCTCTTTGAGCGTCATTTGTTTGAAGTGTGTAAACAACTTTTAAAGCACCTGGAGGCGCAGCTACACTTGTTACAAGATCAGAATCCGCAAAGAAAGCAATTACATCAACACCAGCTGATTGTGTTACTTTTGTAAATTGTGGATATTGAACTGTAGTTGTAGGAAGAGCAGCAGCCGAACCTGATAGATAGAATCCTTTTACGGCTCTAGTATCATAGTTAGGTAAAGAAGCAGCTGGTACTGAGAACATACCAATTTGCTTAGCACCTGTAATACCTGTTCCAGCAGGAGCTGTTTGACGACCTGCTGCAAAAGATTGAGATACAGCTGAATCAGCTTGTAAATCTACATACCAATCAACTGAAGCCGATACCGCAACATAAGCTAATGATTGTGTGTTGTTAATAGAGTAACCAAATCTACCAGCACCATAAAGACCACCTTCATTTGTGTTACCAAATGGAGAAGTTACGTCGTTTATAGGACCTGTTTGAGTTGCTACTGTATTACCATATAATGAATTACCAGCAGTAAATGGTTCTTTTGTAGTACCATACTGGAAATCAAGATAAAATACTAGGCCAGAAGGTAAGTTCATTGGTTGAACCGAAACAAATTCCTTTGCTGCGATTTGACCAAATACTTTTCTTACTAATGGTAAAGCTACACCAGCCCATTGTGCTCCTGTTCCAGGAGTAAATGTTCCAGCACCAGGAAGCGGACCACCTGTGTTACTTTCTTCCATTACCAACTGCTTAGCTTGGTTTTCTAGAATCATAGACATATTGTTTTTCTCAGTTTCGTTTCCGATACCTTCTAACAAACCTGTCTTATTCCATTTGTTTGCTAATCTAGCCGCATCACTTTGTAGCGACTTGTAAGGATTAGCACTTTCTAATAGAGAATTTAATTGTGACATTTTTTTCTAATTTTAGTTTTAAGTTATTATTAATTTTTAATTGAATTAGATTATTCCAGCTAATTTCTTGAATCGTGCTACCATCTCATTTGACTCAACAATTGGTTGTTTCTTAGTTTCTTTTTTGTTTACTGCCATGTTAGAAGCACTTCCTTTAGATCTAAAGCCTTCGCTTATAGATTTATTAGATACTTTTGTTTTAACACTACCATCGATAGTTTCAAACACAAGTTTTACTTCTTTAACATTAGTAGCTTTATCAAAAGCACCTAATACTTTAACTTTTTGTGATTCAGTTAAGTTTTTACCACGAAATACTTTATTAGTATAAAGTAATTTAGCATTTAGTAAATTGATTTCATTTAACTCAGTTTTTAAAGTTTTAACTGTAGCATATGCTTCAGATAATTCTTCTTTAACTTTGTCCATTTCTTCTTTCATTTTAGAGTCACCAGCAAATTTTCTTCCACCTAAGGCTTTTTCCATGTTTTCAGAATCAGCTCTACGTTGTTTCATGTCTTGCTTTTTCTTACCATGTTTAGCGCCTTCAGCATCGTCTAATCGTGCATCGTACCCTTGTTTTTTCTTTTCATCAATTTCTTCTTTTGCTTCGTCCAATTCTACGTCAACCGCAGTTTCCATATCATCTTCTACTTCTAACTCTCCATCTTCATCTACG